GGCGTCCTTGAACGCATAGCCGATAAATTCGATGCCGAACTCACAGACAACAACACTCACCTCACGAAATCCGGCCACGCCATGCTCTCCGCCCTACTCCTTATTATTGATCGTCGCATTACTGCCGTACGCTCTCAGGCTTTCATATCCGGTGAACTAACCGAACTAGAAAAAGAAATCGAAGAAGGAATATTCCTTGCAAGATCAGACCTTGGCATCCTCGACTATCTCACTCCCCCTGAACAACTCCCGCGTAAGACGCGTAAGGGAGGTGTCTCGTAACTTCGAAACTTTCACCTCCCAGGGCGGCATTCAAATGCGCCCCTATCAACTAGCGCCAATACCCACCATCCTACATTCAATCTCCAATCATCTAGGTTGGACCATCATTCTAATTCTCCCCCGCCAATCAGGCAAAGATGAACTTCTTGTATGGCTCAAAGTCTTCCTTCTGCGTCTGTTCTCGCATCTGCCCGTTGGAATTGTCGAGTTCAATCCAACGTATAAGCCGCAGACGATCAACGCGCTCGACCGCTTCGAGACAGCCCTCAAACAACATATCCTCACCCGCAAACGCTGGCGTAAGCGCGGTGATTTCATGCGCGCACTCGGTCTCGCCAAGTGCTCATTCCTCTCCGGCGAGCCAACCGCCAACGTTGTCGGCTCCACCGCTTCACTCGCACTCTTCATCAACGAAGCGCAGGACATCGCCCCCGCGGACTTCGACCGCAAGCAGGACCCCATGACCGCCAGCACGAACGCAACCAAGGTGATTGCCGGCACAGTCTGGACCAGCCGCACACTGCTCGCCCGAGAGATGCGCGCGGCACTCCAAGCCGAAGAGCAGGACGGTAACCGGCGCGTGTTCATCTACGACGCGAACGACGTGCGCAAGATCGTTCCCTGGTACGGCGCGCACGTCGACGAGAAGATCCGCAAACTCGGCCGTCAACACCCACTCGTCAAAACACAATATTTCAACGAGGAGATCGACGCCCAGGCCGGCATGTTCCACGCCGGCAGACGGGCGCTCATGCTCGGCGACCAGCCTGCGCATGAGACTCCCATCCCTGGCCATATTTACGCCATGACCATCGACGTTGGCGGGCAGGATGAAGCTATGCTAGAGCTAGATGGTATGTCAAATCCAGGCCGTGACTATACAACACTGAATATCGTCGATGTCGATCTGTCAACACTTCAAACACTGCAAGCGCCAACCTACCGCGTGGTAAAACGCTTCAGTTGGCAGGGTGAAAGCCATCCAATCATATACGGCAAAATCCTTTCTCTGGTTGACGCCTGGACACCCATGTTTATCGCAATCGACTCCACCGGCGTAGGCGAAGGATTGTGGGGCATGCTTGCCCGCACATATCCCACAAAGATAATCCCTTTCAAATTCACAGGCCAATCCAAATCCGAACTCGGATACGGATACATCGCCATCATCGAGACCGGCCGCTTTCGTGACTGCGAATTCACGCCCGAAATCGACCTGCAATACGCAAACTGTGAGAGCGAAATTCTAATCGGCCCGGCTCATACCATGCGCTGGGGAGTCCCAAACAACACACGCAACCCAGCCACCGGCGAACTCGTCCATGATGATCACATCATCGCCGACGCCTTGATCGCTGTTTTGGACCGCCTGCAATGGTACGCCAACAGCCCAACTCAAATCGCCGAAGCCCAAGACCCACTCAAGAATATGGATAGGAATTTCTAAAAATTCAGGAATATACCATGTTCAAAACCTTTCTATCATTCTTCGACAGACGCGAACAGCAAACGGTAAAAGAAAACGACAACACCTTCTACACCGGCGACCACGCCAGCGGACTCTATCGAGACCGCTTCGATTATGACCGCGTAACTATTCTATCGGAATGCCTACGGGCATGGCGAGTATCTCCCATCGCCCGGCGCATCGTCAAACTGTATACACAATTCGTGATCGGCGAAGGCTTTACGATCAAGTGCGCTCACAAGGCAACACAAAAGTTTCTTACAGATTGGTGGGACCATCCACTTAATAATCTATCAGCGCAACTACCGAGTTGGTGCGACGAGCGTACCCGCTCAGGTAATCTATTCTTCCTGGTCACAGCCACACCGGATGGTATGAGTTTCATTCGCGGCGTCCCAAGCGAGTTAATCAAAGACATTCAAACTGCCGATAACGATATTTTCCAGGAACAATATTACATCCCTGTACTGGAGGGAGTATCCCCATGGCCAGCCTATGATCCCAATAAACCGGCCTTTGAAAATCCAGACAATCCAGTTTCATTCATGCTACATTACACCGCCAATAAACCGGTCGGCGTAGTATGGGGAGAACCGGATCTAGCCCCGCTTCTACCATGGATCGGACGCTATTCAACCTGGCTGGAAGATCGTGTGCGCCTCAATCATTTCCGAAATGCTTTCATGTTCACAGTACAGAAAATATTCAAAAGCGCAACAGAAAAGGAAACATTCAAAAACTATATTAATTCAAATCCACCCAAACACGGCAGCATCTTGGTCACAGAACCAGACGAAAATTGGAACGTACTCAGCCCAAAATTAGACTCCTCCGACGCCAGCCTGGATGGCATGGCGCTTAAGAAAATGATCGCACTTGGAGCAGGCATTCCCCTGCATTATCTAGCCGAACCAGAATCGTCCACTCGCACCACGGCAGAAGCAGCAGGCACCCCTACATTTCGCGGGATTGAACAAATGCAAACCGAATTCATCTTCATGTTACGTGACATAGCCCAGATCGCCGTGCGCATCCGTAAAGAAGTGGATCGCCGTGTTAATCTACAATCAGAAATCGAGATCGGCGCGCCGGACATCACCGAACGAGACAACGCCTCGCTCTCATTAGCCGCCGCACGCATCGAACCAGTCTTGGCTGACCTTTATGACCGTGAATTGATCGATGAGACCGAAGTCCTGCGAACCACCTACCGCATGGCCGGTGAAGTCTACAAACCGTTCAAAACCAAATTGAAAGGAAAACGCCGACCACTAAAACCAAGCAATCCAATTTCTAGCATATCACAACCCGATCCGGAAATAGAACCACTATGAAAATCCAATCAGCTATCCAAATCAAACTTGCAATTCATGGCGAATACGAAATCATCGCCATCTCAGCCGGAAAAGGCAACGGCTGGACCTTCCCGACTTCCACATTGAAGAATGCCGTACAAATGTGGAACCGAATCCCATGCTACATCGACCACGAACAAACCTTAGATAAAAAGCGCCATTCTGCACGTGACCTGGCCGGCCTGATCCATACACCTACCTGGGATGAAACTCATCAGGGTATTCGTGCCATGCTCAGACCGGCCGGCCCGAGCGCGGATGATCTGCGCAAACTAGCAGACGCAGCACTCGAAAACCCAGATCTACCCATAGGCTTTTCCGCCGACATCTTTATCGATACCACTAACGATAAGGTTGTCACGGCGATCAAGCGCGTCATTTCCACAGACGCCGTACTCAAACCTGCACGCGGTGGTAAGTTCCTACGCGTGCTTCAATCCATCATAGGAGACAAAAACATGACCAAAACCAAAGAGAAAGACGAAGAAATCCTGGATGGCGCTGACGAAACCGACGTGCAGGCCAACCAGGAACACTTGAGCGAAGAATTGAATGTTAATGCTCAAGCCGTTCGCACCTTGCTGGGTGAACAGGAACGCCAAAAAGAGATCCAGGAAGATGCACGCAAAGCCCGTGAAACACGAATCCAGATGTGTGAATATCTTCTGGACACTGCTCTCACGGCCTCCAAACTTCCAATTGCCGCGCAAACAGTGGTACGCAAGCAATTCTCGAAGCGCATATTTGAACCCACTGATTTACAGGACGCCATCGAAGACCAGCGCAAAGTTCTATCAGAACTGGTCGCCAGCCAACGCATCAATGGACCCAGCCGCACCATCAGCGCCATGTTCAATTCCGACGATCAACTCAAAGCGGCAGTCTGTGATCTCTTCAGTGTGCCGCGCGACGAAGGTCTCGAAAAGGTTGAACCCGCGCGCTTGTCCGGTATCCGCGAACTTTACCTTATGCTCACAGGCGACTTCAACCTACATGGTGGATATTATGGCGAACGCATCGCGCTCGCCACCACAGCCGACTTTACCGGTCTAGTAAAGAACGCCTTGAACAAGATTGTCATCAATTCGTTCGAGCGCATGGGTGTCGCTGGCTATGATTGGTGGAAAAAGATCGTACTTATCGAACATTTCACCAATCTGAACACCATTACAGGCACTCTGGTCGGTACGATACAAACTTTGCCTGAAGTGGCAGAGCAAGGTGAATATACAGAATTGGCCGTAGGCGATAGCCCTGAAACCGCTGCTTTCATAAAGTACGGCGGTTATTTACCGCTCACTCTGGAAGCTATCGACCGCGACGAAACTCGTAAACTGCGCATGTACGCAGTGGAATTGGGCAACGCCGCTATGCGCAATCTATCCGAACAAGTCGCAGCCATATTCACCCAGGCCAGCGGAACAGGCCCAACAATGGCCGATACCGGCGTATTGTTCAATAACACCGCTGTAACTACCGCAGGCGGACATGCCAACCTATTAACAACCGCATTGGGAACTGATTACGTAGCATGGAACGCGATCGCGCTCGCAATGTACAACCAGCCTATGTTAGTCAAACAAGCTGCCGGTTATTATGGTGTAGGCAAAAAGCTCGCTGTAGATCCAAAATACTGTCTGGTGCCGCGCGCTCTCAAGTCACAAGCTGAAGCCCTCTTCGTACCGCGCTGGGCTTCCAATCCCTACTTGGGCGCATCTGTTCCAACCAGCGGCGGACCCACCTGGGGCGGACAAGTCGAAGTCATCACCGTCCCCGAATGGACCGACGTCACAGACTATGCCGCAGCCGCAGATCCCAACATCGCGCCATCGATTATCGTCGGCGAA